CGACTCTGAACAGCATTGCCCTGCGGATGCTGGGCACCATCGAGCGTGACGCTCACTACCTGCCTGAGATCACCGACACCATCCGCAAAGCACTGGAGCAACTCAATGACTGACCGTCATTCCGTTGTGACTGGTGTACGCATGACCGGGCAGGATCGAGCAATCGCACTGCGCTTGGGCAACGGCAACATGAGTGATGGCGTGCGTCTTGCCTTGCGCTTCACAGCCAAGGAAAGCCTCATTGCCACACCGCTGTCTGCCATTCTTCGGTCTGCCGCCTATCGGGCTCAGGTCCTGGAGTACCAGCTGAGGAACCATGACTGACACACAGAGACGACGAGGAAAGGATGCTGGCTTTGTGCTGGTATTCGCCGACGACACGTTCACTCCACCCAACCTTGGGGAGGGGATCAGTCGAACCTCCAACCCAAGGGCCCGACTCTGGAAGGTGAAGGTGTCCTTCGCTGACGCCTTGCCCATGTCAACCACCGTGTTGGCAACCAGCCAGAAGGAGGCGGTTCGCTTCACCAAGAACCGCTACCCCGCATCCACTTCAATCATCTGCACAGGAAAAGCATGAGCACTCAAGCCTTTGACGTCGACGACGTGATGCCCACGCTCGAGGATGCCGACAGCGATCTGAAGGTGAACTGGTTTCACCCTCGCTTTGGCTGGGTTCAGGGTCACTGGGAGTTTCCCAGCTACTCAGACAGCACCCACTGGGCGCGACTGCCCGAGCGCCCCTCTGCCGTGGATCCCGAGGAAAGGATCAACGCTGCCTTTGACGCATGGATCGCCACGTTCCCAACTGAGTTCGAGGAATCAGCCAAGGCCCTGTTCAAGACTGGATTCCGTGCTGGTCTGAAGCGTGCCAAGCGTGGCTACTGACATGAGCTACACCGACGAGCAGATCAAGGAGCAACTGATCCTTGAGCAAGAGATGCTGGCCCTCGGTGCTGATGCCTACGACACCAGGCTCAGGCTCAACAAGCAGAAGCGACGGGAGTCACTCAGTCCACCCGGTAACAAGCTGGCCGCTGCTGGTGTCGGCAAGCTCTGCGATGCGATCGAAGCCCTGCTTGATCACCTGGAAAACGGCAAGGCCTACAAGTGGGCGGCTTACCTGCACCCACTGAAGGAACTCACCGCTGAACAGATTGCCGGGACCACCATGCGTGTGGCCCTGGACAAGATCAGCCAGCACCGCAAGGCCAATGCCATGGCCCTCGAGATTGGCGCTGCCCTGTGGGCGGAGGCCATGCTTGGCAAGGCTGGTCACTTCGATCTGGTTGACCACCTTGCCGTCAAGCGGTGGCGCAACAAGAGCGAGAAACGGGCCGACATCCTGCAGATGGAGACCACCACCATCTGGTCCCTGCGTGAGCGCCAGTCCATCGGTCTTGTCCTGCTGCAACTGCTGGTGTTCCACACCGGCATCGTGCAACTGACGACCGTGCAGCAGGGGCTAAAGCGCACACGGATCGTGTCGATCACGCCGGAAGCTTTCGAGTGGTTGGAGACAGGGCACGCCAAGCACCGCCTCCTCTGCCCGATGCGGCTGCCGATGCTGATCAAGCCGCAGCCTTGGACGAACCTCCACAATGGCGGGTACCTGACCGACATCCCAGGCAACACCCTGATCAAGGATGCCAAGGCAAGCAGGGATCACACCACTGGCAAGGAGCCGTTCCTGCAGGCCGCCAACCTGCAGCAGGAGGTGGGCTGGCAGATCAACAGATGGTTGCTCGAGCAGGCCAACCATGCCTGGTCACAGGGCCTGGGGATTGGAAGCATGGTGCCCAGTCAGGGGTACGAGATGCCTCCATTCCCCAAGCACCTGCCACCCACCCACGTGGACGTCACCCAGTGGAAGCACAACGCCCGGGTGATCCACGAGAAGAACGACGCTGAGAAGAGCCAGCGGGTTCAGATCCTCAAGGCCCTGTGGGTTGCTGATCGGTTCAAGAACCGGGAGGCCTTCTACTTCCCGATGCAGGTGGACTTCAGGGGCAGGTTCTACTACCGCTGCTACCACCTGAACCCGCAGGGGCACGACCTGTCACGGGCTCTGCTTCAGTTCGCTGAAGGGGAGCGGATCGTGGATGACCAGGCCCTGTCCTGGCTCAAGGTCCACGGTGCCAACACCTACGGGCACGGCAAGTTCTCGTGGTCTGACCGGATCGCATGGGTGGAGGAGAACGAGGAGGCGATCCTCGCTGCTGGTTCCGACCCTTGGGGCCCGTCCTCCGTCTGGTGGCAGGGGGCCAAGTCACCTTGGCAGTTCCTTGCCTTCTGCCGCAGCTACCGGCAGTTCACCGTCAATGGCTGGGGATACATCAGCAGGCTGCCAGTCCAGCTGGACTGCACCTGCTCTGGGATCCAGCACTTTGCTGCCCTGCTCCGCGACGAGGACATGGCGGGCATGGTCAACCTCATGCCAAGCGAGGAGCCCATGGACATCTACACCGAGCTCACCAACCGGGTGCTTGCCTTGCTGCGAAACAGCAGCGAAAGCTATGCCGCCATGTGGCTGGAGCTTGGGCCCGATCGGTCACTGACCAAGCCGATCGTCATGACCTTGGCTTACAGCGCCACTCGACGGTCAATGATGAGGCACTGCCAAGAGTGGTCACACGAACGGGGGATGCAACTCAATGGCATGGAGTCCTGGCCCTTCAAGGCAGGGGGACTGAAGGCTTGCTACTGGATGGCTGACCTGCTCTACAGCGAAGCGACCAAGCTGATCCAACCAGCACAAAGCACCATGGCTTGGTTCAAGAAGCTTGGCTCCGCAGCCGGGAAGCTTGACACTGAGTTGATGTGGACTTCGCCAAGCGGATTGAATGTGTATCAGAACTATCCTCGATACACGGCAACATCAATCAACTTGCGAACTCTCAGTCCTGTTATGCATTTCATCGGCAAAGTCTACGACAATGTTGATGGCTTGGATCAAAGGCGAATGGCCAATAGCCTTAGCGCAAACGTCATTCATAGCCTGGACTCTGGCCACATGGCATTGACATTGTGCAATGCAAGTCGTGTCATTAAAAACTTTGGAGGAATCCATGATTGCTTTTTGACAACAGCTGCAGAGATGGCAACCCTACGCCAGGTTGTCCGTGCTACCTTTGCTGAGATGTACGCCGACGATCCGTTGGCAGACATCACCGAACAACTGGCTGGACAGATCCCAGTCCAGGCCTATTCAAAGCTGCCACCACTTCCACGGCTTGGCAACTTTGACATTGACCAAGTAAACGACGCTGACTATTTCATCTCATGAACTTCATCATCACTGACAAGATCCGCATCACCACCCCGATCTGTCGTTTCTCCTTCCCCAAGCTGGTTGAACCCGAGACCAAGTTTGACCCGGCCGGTCAGTACAAGGTGATGGGTGTCATGGCCCCGGATGTTGCATCCGAGATCGCCGATCGACTCGATGCCCTGCTGAACCTGCACAAGGGCAGCCTGAAGCAGCAGGCCCCGACCCAGTCCTTCAAGCTGGCCGACCTGCCCTTCGGCTTCGAGGAGATCGACGGTCAGCCCAGCTTCGTGGTCAAGACCAAGATGAAGGCCAGCGGCATGGAGCGTGACGGTCGTCACTGGTCCGCTGCTCCTGCCCTGTTCGACGCCAAGGGTCAGCCGATCCGTGACCGGGAGTCGCTCAAGGGAATGTGGTCCGGCACCACCGGCCGCATCGGCTTCGATGCCTGCCCCTTCTACAACGCAGCCATTGGTGCAGGCATCACCCTGCGCCTGCGTGCTGTCCAGATCGTTGACCTGGTGGAGAGTGGTGGTAACGCCGCGTCCTTTGGCTTTGGAGAGGAAGAGGGATTCACCGTTGGCGAGGCTTCAGCGCCGATCCCGTTCGACGCAACCGGATCCGTCACCGATGCCGGGGACTTCTAAGTTCCGCTCCAAGTTCGAGGCATCGGTCGCTTTCTCACTGGCCAAGCGGGGCCTGCCCTTCAAGTACGAAGGGCTAGCCCTGCCCTACACAGTGCAGTCGGTGTACACCCCGGACTTCATCCTCCCCAATGGAGTGATCGTTGAGACCAAGGGACTGTTTGATCAGGACGACCGTCGCAAGATGATCGCCGTGAAGAAGCAGCACCCCGACCGGGACATCCGCATCTGCTTCATGAAGGCAGACGTCAAGCTTTCCAGAGCTCCACACTCGCTCAAGTATTGGCAATGGGCTGAGCGACACGGGTTTCTCTGGTGCCAAGGCCACATACCAACGAGCTGGTTCGATGCCGTCCAAGTTTCAGAAACATGAACCCTGCCCCGAGTGCAAGAGCAAAGACAATTTCGCTCGCTATGACGATGGCCACGGTCATTGCTTTGGCTGCGGCTACAGGGAAGGAGCACCAAAAGCTGATCGTCCACCCCCAGTCATGTCACCACCATCAACGCCGTCACTGATTCCCTTCGTCACACCTCAAGCTCTGGTCAAGCGAGGGATCACCGAGGAGACCTGCAAGCTCTACGGCTATGGCACCACCAGCTACATGGGCCAACCAGCCCAGGTGGCGGAGTACCGCAACAGCAAGGGTGACGTTGTCGCTCAGCATGTCCGCTTCCCCGACAAGCGCTTCCGCTGGGTGGGGGACAGCACCGACATGCAGCTATGGGGTCAGCACCTCTGGCGGCAGAACCACGGCAAGGAGACCAACGTCTTCTGCGTGGTCACCGAGGGGGAGATCGACGCCATGTCGGTCAGCCAGGTGCAAGGCAACAAGTTCCCCGTGGTCTCGGTGCCCAACGGGGCCCAGTCAGCCAAGAAGTACCTGGCCGCCAACCTCGAGTGGCTCAGTCAGTTCAGCCGGGTGGTGCTCTGCTTTGACAGCGACGAACCCGGACGCCAGGCAGCAGAGGCTTGCCTTGCTGTCCTGCCCCTCGGCAAGGCAGCGATCTGCCACCTTCCTCGGAAGGATGCCAACGACATGCTGCAGGCCGGGGAGGAAGCGCAGCTGCGTGACCTCCTGTGGAAGGCAACACCCTCCAGGCCGGATGGCATCGTCAACGCTGCCGATCTGTGGGATGAACTGATCCGGCCGGGCTCTGCTTCGGTCTGCTCCTACCCATGGCCAGCCCTGGATCGCATGGCCCGGGGCTTCCGCAAAGGGGAGATGGTGACCCTCACTGCTGGCAGCGGCATTGGCAAGTCGCTGATCTGCAGGCACATCGCCCATCACTTCCTCGAGCGTGGTCTTCGCGTTGGGTACATCGCCCTCGAGGAGTCACTGCAGCGCACCATGCAGGGGATTGTGGGCCTGCACATTGGCAAGCCCATCCACCTGGACCCGGCACTCGCCGACCAGCAGGAGGTACGCAATGGCTTCGATGAAGTGTTCGGCTCCGGCCGGTGCTTCCTCTATGACCACTTCGGATCCATGGACCCGGATCACCTGATCAACAAGATCAGGTTCTTGGCCGATGGGGAGGGGGCGGACATCGTGTTCCTTGACCACCTGACCATTGTGGTCAGTGGCCTTGCTGACATCGACGAACGTCGAGCCATTGACGTCACCTGTACCAAGCTGCGCCAGGTGGTGGAGCAGACAGGCATCGGCCTGCTGCTGGTCTCTCACCTCAAACGACCAGAGGGACGGAGCCACGAGGAAGGCGCAGCAACCAGCCTGTCTCAACTGCGTGGCAGCCATGCCATTGCTCAGCTGTCAGACATGGTGATTGGTGCAGAGCGCAACCAACAGGGCCAGGCGCATGAGCGCAATGAGCTCCAGCTCAGAGTGCTGAAGAACCGCCATGCTGGCCAGACCGGACTCGTCGACAAGCTGCTGTACGACGAGGACACCGGCAAATTAATTGTCCCAATGTCAACCTACTTCGGATCATGACTCTCTTAATTGACGCTGACTGGCTGATCTACTCCGCCTGCTCTGCATGTGAGTGCGACATCAGGTGGGATGAATGGATCCACACCCTGCACCTTGAACCAGCTGACGTCTATGCGTTTATCGGCAACAGGGTTGAGGAATGGAAGAACATCACCAACCACAAGGACGTGGTCATGTGCTTCTCTGACTACCCTTCCTTCCGCTATTCCCTGTACCCCGAGTACAAAGCAAACAGGGTTGGCAAGCGGAAGCCACTCGGCTTGCGTGATCTTCGGATGTGGGTGCAGCAGCGCTACGAAACCCGCACCATGTTCGGGCTTGAGGGGGACGACGTCCTTGCGGTCCTGGCAACCAATGGTGCGTACACCTCGCCGATCATCATCTCTCCTGACAAGGACATGAGGACGGTGCCTTGCCAGCTGCTGGCCAAGGACACTGTTGAGTCCATCACCAAGGAAGAGGCCATGCGCAGCTGGATGCTGCAGACCTTGACCGGTGATCAGTCAGACAACTACCCCGGCATCAAGGGGTGCGGTCCAGTCAAGGCCGACAAGATCCTTGGTGATGAGCAAGACCCCATGAAGATGTGGACGTTGGTCCTCGAGGCGTACCGCAAGGCAGGCCTCACCTTTGCCGATGCCCTGCTCAACGCCAGACTGGCCAGGATCCTGCGTCATGGTGATTACGATTGCCACAGTGGTGAGATCGACCTTTGGGATCCGTCCCACCTGCTGAGGAATCAATGAACCCAGAAGACCTGTATCCCACAGTCGAGAAGGCTTGGCTTGATCGTCTCGAGGAAACCTTCCCTGAGCGATGCCCAGATGAAAGCTGGACTGATCGCCAGATTTGGATTTATGTGGGACAACGCAACGTGGTTCGCATGTTGCAGGCCATTTACATTGAACAGCAGAACGAGGCTTGACCCATGTGCTTTGGCGGCGGCGGAGCTCCCCCTGACAACTCGGCAGCACTGAACCTGCAACGGGAACAGATCGCTCAACAGCAACAGCAGTTCGAGCGGCAGATGGCCGTTCAGCAGGTCCAGTACGACGAGCAGCGGAGGATCGCAGCAGCACCTCCGCCGCCCGCCCCCAACCCCATGGCGTCTGCTGCTGCCCCAGCAATCCAAGGATCCACTGCTGGCACCATGCTCCCCACCCGGGTTGGCGCTGGTCGCCGGGCCCTGCGGACTGACATCACTGGTGTTGGCACGGGTGGCCTCAGCATCCCTGGAGCCTGATGGAACTCAACCTGACCAACAGTGTCGACAAGCAATCCAAGCCCTATGGGGGCGAGGAGGAGGGCACTGCTGCGGCTCGATACCACCAGCTGGTCACCAACCGTGACGCCTACCTCGAGCGGGCACGGGATTGCAGCAAGGTCACCATCCCCTCTCTGATCCCTGATCAGAACTTCGGGGACCGTGGCCGACTGAAGACCCCGTACCAATCGCTTGGCGCTCGGGGTGTGAACTACCTGGCCAGCAAACTGCTGATCACCCTGTTCCCACCCAACGCTGCGTTCTTCAAGCTGGAGATTGACGACCTCGCTCTGCGAGTTTCTGACACTGACCCGGCCATCAAGACAGAGCTGGACACGGCGCTGGTCCGAGTGGAACGGGCCATCATGTCTGTGCTTGAGGTGGCCAATGGCCGGGCCTCGATGCACGAAGCCTTCAAGCACCTGTTGGTCGGTGGCAACGTCCTGCTGTACGTCGCGCAAGACGGCATCAGGGTGATCCACTTCAGCCGCTACGTCCTGTGTCGTGACCCCATGGGGAACGTCACCGAGATCGTGGTGGAGGAGGAGGTCTACCCCGAGGCCCTGCCCTCTGACTTCCTGCCTGAGGACACCGAGGACGAGGAGTACCGGTCCGGCCAGAAGACCATCCGCCTCTACACCTATGTGGAGTTCGAGGACGGCAAGTGCCATTGGTGGCAGGAGGCCAAGGGCAAGGAGATCCCCGGCACTCACGGCATGTGTGATGAGGACGTGTCTCCTTGGATCCCACTCCGCTTCAACCGGGTGGACTCTGAGGAGTACGGCCGCTCCTACATCGAGGAGTATTACGGGGATCTGCTGGCCCTCGAGTCCCTGTATCAGGCGGTGCTGGAGGGATCAGCTGCTGCGGCGAAGATCCTGTTCCTGGTCAATCCCAACGGAACCACCAGGCCCCGCACCCTGCAGAACGCCGCCAACGGAGCGATCGTCCAAGGCAATGCAGCGGACGTCAGTGTCATCCAGAGCCAGAAGGCTCAGGACCTGTCGATCGCACAGAACACCATCGACCGGATTGAAGGCCGACTGCAGTTTGCCTTCCTGCTGAACACCGCCATCCAACGCCCGGGTGAACGAGTGACGGCAGAGGAGATCCGGTTCATGAGTCAGGAGCTGGAGGCTGGCATCGGCGGTCTCTATTCGATCCTGACCCAGGAGCTCCAGCTCCCCTTGGTGCGTCGGTTGATGCATGTTCTGCATAAACAGCGGAAGCTCCCTGCCTTTCCGAAGTCATCGGAAGGTGGCAAGGATCTCGTCAACCCCAGGCCGGTCACCGGTCTCGAGGCCATCGGTCGAGGTGACGATAGCAACAAGCTGGTGGAGTTCATCACCACCGCGCAACAAGTACTTGGCCCCGAGATCATGGCCAAGTACATCAACGTCGATGAAGCACTGCGTCGCCTTGCGGCCAGCAATAGCATCGACACCACCAACCTGGTCAAATCCAAAGAGCAGTTGCAGGGTGAAGCAGCGCAAGCTGCAGCAGCCCAACAGCAGCAGTCTCAGCAGGAGATGATCACCAACGCTCTGTCGTCACCAGCAATGGCGCAGGCAGCCAAGAACTACACCGCACCTGGAGCTCCCTATGGTCCGCAGAACACCCCAGATGGACTCAACACAGTCCTCCCAACCACGGCAAGCGTCACCGGAGGAGCAGCCCCTGTCCCTGGTGGGCCCCCCGGCGAAGGTGCCCCAACCCCAGCCGGTTGAGCTGGTGATCGGTGACGTGCCGACATCAGGCATCCAAGAGCAGCAGGGCCGTCCTCAGGTGACGGTCGACAAAGACGGAATCACCACCATCAACTGAACCCATGCCTGAAGGAATCACGATCTCCGACCCCCAGACCCCGGCCCTCTCCCCTGAGAACGAGGAGATGCTCAAGGCCATGGCAGGAGAGGGGGAGTCGTCCTCCTCTGAACTGCTGGCTGGCAAGTACAAGTCAGTCGAGGAGCTTGAGAAAGGGTACAAAGAGCTTCAGTCCAAGCTCGGCCAGCGGACTGAAGCGACTGGAGATGAGTCGCCCCAAGGTGATGAAGGCGACCAGGACGAAGAACCCGACCAGCAGGCTCCAGAGCCCTCTGGCGATGCCAAGGAGATCTACGGCGAGTTCATCGGCTCGCGCCTTGAGGAGGCTGGGATCGACTTCGGCGACATGAACACCCGCTGGCAGCAGTCGGGTGAGTTGACGGGGGAGGACTACACGCAACTTGAGGAGGCCGGTTTCAACAAGGCTATGGTCGACGCCTACCTGGCGGGCCTGCAGTACAAGGCCACCCAGGACAGCGACCTGTCTGCTCAGCAGATTGCTGCGATCAAGTCTGAGTACGGCGGGGATCAGGGCTACAGCCAGATGCTCGAGTGGGCGGCAAGCAACCTGAGCCAGGAGGAGATTGACGGCTTCAATCAGATCGTCAACACCAGTGGCAACATGGCCACCATCAAGCTGGCAGTGGCTGGTCTCCATGCCATGTACTCCCAGCAGGCTGGCCGGGAACCGAAGCTGATTGGTGGTCGCACTGCCAAGGCCAGCAACGATCGCTTTGAGTCAACGGCTCAACTGGTTGAAGCGATGAAGGATCCTCGGTACACCAACGACTCCGCCTATCGCCGGAAGATTGAAGAGAAACTTTCTCGGTCCTCGATCTTCTAGTAGCCTGATTCAGCAAGCAGGACGTCGAGACCCTTGGTGCAAGCCAGGGGTTTTTTCTTTGCTTGACATTGCTCTACCATTTGTTCACCTAGACCCGCTCACTGAAGCGACGGCCCTCCGAGGAGGACACCCCCAGTAGAAGGGAGATTGAGGTCGGGCCAACCCCCAACTTCCTCTAGGAGTTCACAATGGCTGCACCTACCTTTGACGCTTCCAGGCTTGGCCTGGTCAACAACGCCGGTGGTGGTACCTGGGCAGGCGACAACGCTCTGTTCCTCCAGGTCTTCGCTGGTGAAGTGCTGACTGCTTTCCGCAAGGCCACCATCTTCGAGGCCCTGCACAGTGTCCGCACCATCAGCTCCGGCAAGAGCGCCAGTTTCCCGATCATCGGTCTCAACAGTGCTGCGTATCACACGCCCGGCACGATGATGACCGGCACCCAGATGAAGCACGCTGAGGCTGTCATCAAGATCGACGACAAGCTGGTGTCGAACGTCTTCATCGCCGACATCGACGAAGCGAAGAACCATTACGACGTCCGCTCTCCCTACTCCGGGGAGATGGGCAATGCTCTGGCCTACACGTTTGACAAGAACGTGGCTGCCACCATCGCCAAGGCCGCTCGTACCGCCACCAACTTCAACACCGATCTGCCCGGCGGCACCCGCATCAAGATCGTTGCTGCCTCCAAGAGCGCCATCACCGGCTCTCAACTGGCTGCTGCACTCTTCAGTGCTGCCACTCAGATGGATGTGAACAACCTGCCTGAGAACGATCGCTATTGCGTCCTGGCTCCGGCCGAGTACTACAAGCTCGTCCAGACCACCGACGTGATCAACCGTGATTGGGGCGGTGCTGGTGCCTATGCCGACGGCACCGTCCTGCGGGTCGCTGGCATCACCATCCTCAAGTCGAACCACCTGCCCACCACCAACCGGTCCACCACTACCGGTGAGCAGAACGACTACACCGGCAACTTCACTGACTGCGTGGCCCTTACCTTCAACAAGCAAGCGGTCGGCACTGTGAAGCTGATGGACCTGAAGATGGAGCAGACTGGCTCTGACGTTCACGCCCTCTGGCAGGGCACCTTCATGGTGGCCAGCATGGCCCTTGGCACCGGGGTTCTTCGCCCTGACTGCGCCGTGGAGATCTACACCGCCACCAGCTGACGGTTGACCTTGGGGCCCTTCGGGGCCCCTCCCCCTTTCCGGAGTCCACCATGACCCTTGCTCGCACCACCTTCCTGGAGGCCGTGAACCGAGTCCTTCAGATGATGGGGGAAGCTCCGGTCAATGGCTTGGATGGCCAGTACGGCCTGGCCCAGCAGGCCCAGACGATGCTCAACGAGATCAGCCGACGGATCCAGTCGGAAGGCTGGTCGTTCAATACAGACTTCGAGTTCACCCTGATGAGGGACGCCGTCACCGGTGAGATTGCGGTGGGCGCCAACGTCAGCAAAGTGGTCATCGACCCCTACAACTACACGAACCTGGACGTGGTTCAGCGTGGGAGTCGGCTCTACGACAGGCGCAACAACACCTACTCCTTTGATGCCGACCTGAAGGCAGACATCACCTACATCCTCGAGTGGGAGGAGCTCCCCGAGTACGCCCTGGAATACATCACCACCAAGGCTGGTCGTCACCTGCAGGAGGCGATCCTTGGCAGTGCTGACCTGACCCGGATCAACATGTCCGCAGAGGCTGAAGCCCGGTCTGCGTTCCTCGAGCAAGAGATGAGCGTCAGCCAACCCAACATGCTGAGAGGGAACCCCAACCACACTGGGGTCTTCATGACCTTCATGCCCAGTCGGGCACTGCAGCGTTGAACCATGCCACTTATCAGCAGCTCCATCCCCAACCTGATCAATGGGGTCAGTCAGCAACCTGCTGCACTGCGCCTGGCCAGTCAGGCCGAGCAGGTTGTCAACTGCCTGCCAAGCCCGGTGGAGGGACTGCGGAAGCGGCCACCCAGCAACCACATCGCCAAGCTGTTCAATGGCACCGCTGGCACCGGTCGCCCCTTCACCACGATCGTTGACCGAGACGGGGTGATTCGGTACCTGATCTTGATTCAGGACAACGCCATCAAGGTCTTCGGGTTGGACGGGTCAGTCAAGACGGTGGCCACCCCTGACGGCACGTCCTACCTGGACATTGTTGGCGAGCCAAGCAACGTGTTCCGAGTGGCATCGGTTGCGGACTACACCTTCATCGTCAACCGAGAGAAGACGGTGGCGATGAGCGCGACGACGTCCCCGACATGGGGCACCAAGTCGATGGTATTCATCCGGTCGGCCGAGTACGCCACCACCTACAGCATCACCGTCAACAGCACGACGGTCAGCTACACCACGCTTCCGGCTGGCGGCAAGAGCATCGCTGCGTCCTACGCCCGGGCAAGCAACACCGTCACTGTGACCTGCACGGCGGCCCATGGCTTGGCTACCGGCAACCAGGTTGACATGACCTTCCAGTCGGGTTCTGGCACGGCTGGCACATTCACGATTACCGTCACCAGCTCTACAGTCTTCACTTACACAGACCCAGTCGGTGGTACGACGTCAGGAAATTGCACGATTGTTTATCAACCAAACTACTCACCAAGTACAACGGAGATTGCATCGGCACTGGGTACGTCGCTTGCTACGGCATTGGGCGGAAGCTGGACTGTCACTAGCAGCTCAAGTGCTTACGTTGTAAGGATTGCCAAGAATGATGGCACTGACTACACACTGAGCTCTTTGGACACAAAGACAGGTCTCGCCAGCGTGGCCGTCAAAGGTTCGATTGACTCCATCTCTGATCTTCCAACCACTGCAGAACATGGATTCATCGTCAAGATCCAAGGGTCGGTATCAACAGGGTTGGATGATTACTACGTTCAGTTTGTAGCAAACTCTGGATCTGGCTTTGGTCATGGCATCTGGCAGGAGACGGTGGCCCCTGGCATCCAGTACCTGTTCGACGCCACGACCATGCCGCATGTGCTGGTCCGGGAGAACGACGGCACCTTCACCTTCAGAAAGTTCACCTGGTCTGGTCGCATTGCCGGGGATGCTTCGACCGCCGCAAACCCCAGCTTCGTCGGCAGCAAGATCCAGAACATCAACCTGTTCCGCAACCGGCTGGTCTTCCTTGCGGATGAGAGCGTCATCCTGTCGACCACCGATGCCTACGACCGGTTCTGGCCGGAGACGGTGCAGACGGTGGTTGACAGTGACCCGATCGACTTGCTGGCCGGTGGTCGGAAGATCAACTTCCTGATCAGCAGCCTGGCCTTTGCCAACACCCTGCTGCTCTTCAGTCGCCACGGCCAGTTCCGCCTGGACAGCGGCGCATCGGTTGGTTCAAGCCTCACACCCAAGACAGCCAACATCACGCTGGTCACCACCTTCGAGATGCTGGACAACGTCGACCCGGTAGGTGTCGGCCGCACCATCTATTTCGCCATCCCCAAGGGGGACTACAGCGGGCTGAGGGAGTTCTTCCTGCCGGATGCCAGCGGCCCGGTTCCCCTTTCGGAAGAGGTGACGTCCTCAGTTCCCAAGTACCTTCCCCTGAATCTGTCCACGCTGGTGGCATCGGTCTCCGAGGAGGCCATGCTGCTGATCGGCAAGGACCAACCCAAGCGGCTCTACCTCTACAAGTTCTATTTCGAGGACGACAAGAAGCTCCAATCCTCCTGGTCCTATTGGGAGTTCACCAGCTCCAAGACCGTGATCGGTGCGGACATGATCGACAGCGATCTGTACGTCGTCGTCGAGTACAGCAATGGGGTCTACCTCGAGAGGATTCAGACGCGCCCGGACAACGTGGACAGCGGCAGCACCATTGAGATCGGCCTGGACCGCAAGGCAAGTGAAGCCAGCTGCTCTGTGGCACTGACCAACCCTGCTGGTCTCGATGTCCAGAGCACCATCACCCTGCCGTACCCGATCGCCAGCGGGAGCTCCATGGTGGTGGTCGGTCGGTTCTATGCAGGCAACACCCTGCAGCATGGGCAGGTTCTGGTTCCGATCAGTCAGACGACGTCCGGTGGTGCTGGTGGCAACGGCACCCTTGTGGTCCGTGGTGATCTGACGGCTGCCAAGTTCTTCGTTGGCGAGACCTACGAGATGCTCTACCAGTTCTCCACCCAGTTCCTGAAGGAGCAACCGCCGGGTGGTGGCATGGCAGTGATCGGTGGGCCCAAGCTGCAGCTGCGGACCTGGACCCTGGTCTTCGACAAGACCAGCCACTTCAACCTGAAGGTGACTCCCCGCAACCGCGATACCTACACCTACCCGTACAACGGGACAGAGATCGGTGACTCCGAGATCAGCATTGGCGAGGTGGGCCTGCGAACGGGATCCTTCAGAGTTCCAGTGATGGCCCAGAATGTTGATGCCAGAATCGAAATCACCAGCAGCAGTCCGCTGCCGTGTCGGATTCAGTCAGCCGAATGGGAAGGATGGTATCACTCCAGAGCAGCCCGCCTGTAACCGCTCACTGTCGACGCACTCAGCCGTCTGACATCCGCGTCGTTGCCGACAACATGCGGGCAGAGGACGTGGCAGAAGTCAAGGCCCACTCAGGATTGGATCCTGACCAGGCCTTGCTGCTGTCCTACTTCCACAGTGAACCCTGCCTGTCGATTGTCAGCCGTCACGGCGACGTCATCGGCATGTGGGGTGTGGTTCCGCAGGAGGACAGGACAGGAAGGATCTGGATGCTTGGGACTGATGCGATGCTTGATGATCCCCAAGATCGACGCACCTTTCTTCGGCAGTCGAAGGAGGTGCTGCGTGAACTCCATCACCAGTTCATTCTTCTCTTCAACGAAGTCGACGCAAGGAACACTGTTCACATCCGCTGGTTGCGATGGATGGGCTTTACGTTCGTCCGGTATCGCCCAAACTATGGGACAGAGGGACAGCCTTTTTACGAATTTTGCAAGGTGAGCCATGTGTAGCGCACTCGTACTCGGACTGATCAGCGGCGGTTTGGGCATTGCTCAGAGCGTGGCTAGTTATCAGCAGGCCCAGCAGACGACGGCCTACGAGAACGCCGCTGCTCAGCAGAACTTCGTGTTCCAGCAGATGCAGGCGTCCGCTGGTCGGCACTTCGAGCAGATGCGGGAGAACCAGCAGAACTCCGTCATCGAGCAGAACCGCTTCCTTGCGGACAAGGCCTACCAGGACGAGATCAGCCAGCTCAACCTGCGCCTGATGCAGGAGCAAGAGGCTGCAGCGCAGAAGCAGCAGGAGGCCGCAAAGCAGGGGATGCAGCTGCGTGGCGAGGTGGTGGCCAGTGGTCGCATGGGAGCCAGTGTCGACAACCTGATCGCCGACTACTACCGACAACAGGCTGCCTTCGACTACGCCACCCAGCGGAACCTGGCCTTCACCGGGGCGCAGGTCCAGCAACAGAAGGTGGCCAGTGCAGCGACTCGAGGCAGCAGGATCGCCAGCCAGCAGCCCTACATCCAGCAGCCGATCCTGGATCCGATGGCGCCGATCGAACGACCACAACCCAGTGCTCTGCCGTACCTGCTCAGTGGCGTGAGTGCTGGCATCAGTGGATTCACGTCCGGCTACGAGATGGGGAACAAGCTGACAGGCTTGAGCAAGGGGGCTCCACCCCCCGCAGGTCGCCTCACCAACCTTCCCCGTTCAAAACCGAAGTAACCCATGGCCAAGCTCAGCACCGGTGCTTCCTATGGGGACACCAACAAGCAGACGTCTCAGCGGCTTGTAGGGGCTGCTGAGCAAACAGCGGTCGGCGGGGAGCTGGCTAGGCAGCAGATGGCGCAAGCTGCTCTCCAACCTGCTGCGTCACCGGTCAACACTTTCCAGCAGGTGGGTGCTCCCACCCTTGGAGGGCCGGTCAAGTTCTTCGGACCGCCTGACCTGCCACCGCCCAGTCAGGATCTGGCCAATCTGGCTAAGTCACTGGGCGGGTTCAGCTCCACCTTGAGTGAGGTCGGTGACTTCCTTGCCAAGAAGCAGGAGTACGACCAGAAGCAAGCTGAGCTTGATACCCAGCAGATCTCGACGGCACTGTCAACTGCATTCCCGGGTCAGCAGTTCGCTCAGATCCGGGACTCCCTGTACCGACAGGCGACAGCAGGCGATGAAAATGCCCGGGCACAGTACGAATACCTGCAGGGCCTGAACCCCTTGCGCTTGGCTTGGGTCCAGCGAACCCTTGCAAGATCCGTCTATCGCCAAGCGATTGCGACTGGACTCGAGCGGTGGCAGCAGATGCCCACGGTGCCGGGCCCAGACGGCAAACCAGTTCCAGTTGAGCAACTGAAGAACGGAGACCCGTTGCTGCTTCGAGCATGGAGCGGATTGCTGCCGACGATCAACGATCCAGTTGTCGCCAAGGAGTTTGAGGCCCAGTCGTATGGCCTGTTCCAGCAACTGAATGCTGCACAGGGCAAGCTCGTCACCAAGGCGGAGGAACGCCAAGCATTTGCCGCCGCCCAGCAAACCGTGAGGGACATCCTCAACCCCGGGATGTCAGTCGAGCAAGCGCGGATGGCCCTTGAGGCGATGACGCTTGGCTTCAGGCAGTCAATCGGACCAGAGACGTATCAAAAGCTGATTGAAGGGTTGCCGGGCATGTTTTATGCATCACAAAGCCTGCTCTCCAAGGACACCGTCAACCCAGAACTTGCACAGAGAATTGAAACCCTTCTGAAGACAACTGTCGTTGGGGCCAATGGTCAAACTATTAGCGATCGTCTTGGCGAAAACGGAGGGGACAGGCTCACTGTTGACATCACCAAGAATGCAATGCAGAGCACAAGGGAGTGGATGGCAAATGTGCAAACGACAGCAGACTATGACGCAAAACTTGTTGCCACAAATCTTGTCGAGCAACAAGGACTAAGACAGCCGGGCCTGTCACCAGTTGAACTACGCAAGCGCATTGACGAAGGACGTCAGTCAATTATCGCTACAACACCTGATCCAGTGTTGCGAGCATCAAGGCTGTCGGCCTACAACGCTCAGGTGGCTGGGGTTGAAGAAGCTTTCCTGAAACCAAGGCAACGCGAGCTTGAAATACAGGCTGACGCGATTACATACAATTCAAGCCTGACTGCACAACAGAAGCAGAAACAGCTTGACGCACTCATTCTCCAAGGAATGGATCCACTGTCCGTTCAAAGGTATCGCTCAGATATTGAGCGAGACGCCAAGACCGAAGGGATTCCTGATGCCAAGGAGCGCGAACGCAACATCACGGATCAGGTGAAGGCCCTGACCGAGTTCCTGAAGGCGGGAGAAGGTGGCCTGACCGTTGGAGAGCGCAATGAGATCGCCAAGTACGAACGGGACATGCGGGCCAACATTGCCCAGCTGGATCGAGCAGGACAGGCCAAGGGTCTTGCTCCTGAACAGATCAGAGAGAGCGTCAACAAATACTTTGAAAGAATGAGGACTGACTTCAACAACAGGGTTAATGATCAAAGGTTGCAGACCTTGGTTCCACTTGTTCCCAGCGTCGACAATTACCAAACAGCTGGTCCCAGCTTGAGACAACGCCTGACGGCAGCTGTCACCGTCACTCCGATCCTTCCAGAAGAAGTCTTCAAGCAGGAGTTGGGCAATGCCTACCAGAACAACACCATCTCCCCTGGAATGCGTCAGCTGATCAAGGATGCCGGGTACGCCGGGCGAGCCGGAGACTTCTTCAAGGCCCAGTGGAAGACCCTGTACCGGGACGGCAGGCAGATGCCACCGGAGATGCTGCAGCGTCTTGACGTGATCAACCAGCACACACTGAGCTTTGCCGCTCCAACAGCTCCGGTTCAGGCTGGCATGAGCCCTCGAGCGACTCACGTCAACGACGTCGCAAGCATCCTCAGGGGCATGGCCAACCAAGGAGTGAATACCTTGATTGGCGGAGCTTCAGCTGCCACCCGGGAGGGAGGTGGTGAGATGGGTTACACCGGCACTCCTCCGGTCGGCACTCGCAATGCCGTCATCTCTGTCGCCAGCAAACTTGGAGTTGATCCGATCTGGTTGGCGGCCGTAATCTCAAAAGAAACAGGCGGGACCTTCAACAAAGACATTCGAGGAGGGGAAGGAGGCAACTACAGAGGGTTGATTCAATTTGGCCCAAGCGAAAGAAGGACGTATGGCTATCGAGATGGAATGAGTTTTGAAGAGCAAATGGTTGGTCCGGTCTACCGCTACCTCAAAGCCAGGGGCGTCCGCCCGGGACACACCGCAAAGGAAATCTATGCAGCTATCTTGACTGGCAACGTCTCCACCCTTTCAACAAACGGTTTGGATCGGAGAGACAGCTTTGGGACCACAGTGCGAAACTCGCTACCAGGACTCACCAGTGGTGGCCACTACAGAAACGCAAGACGTTTCCTTGGTCTCTGACCACACCGCTTCAGCACCACCACCCCATCCCCAAGAGGAGTTGATCCATGCCCGGTTTCTCTTTCCAGAAGGGCCCTGACGGCAAGTACGTCACGACCTTTGATGGCCCTGCCTACCAAGGCAACGAGCCACTGAAGAGCCCGGGCGCGAGCACTGCTCCTGCTCCTGCTCCTGTGCGACAAGCTGGCGCACCGTCAGCTATGACCATGCCAGACCCAGGTCGTGTGCTGAACACGATTGGCTCGATGTTTGGCGGGCCTGCGGGTCAAACGATGCCAATGATCCTTGGCGGGATCGAAGGCGCCCAGACCCTGATGAAGACTGGTGACGTCGGCCAGGCTTGGAAGAAGGGCACGGCAAGGACAGCCAGCCTCCTCGAAGACAGCCTCCCATCGCCACTGGGCATGGGTGCAATGACTCCTGCGCGGATCGGCTACAACGCCACCCGCAACTTCTACCAAAGTGTCTTTGGCAACCTGCCTGCCTCGGGAAGCAGGAAGCCAGGCCAGGCCGACTCACCCATTCTTGGGTTCATTCCTCCATTGCCCAAGGCAAAGAGCACGGGGCCAATTGAGGACATGGCGACTGACCTGCTTCAAATGGGCCAAGGCATTGCTGCCGCTGTCGTTGCCACAAGGGTTGGTGGTGCAGCGCTTGGCGCAGTTCCCGGGGGAGCCACTATTCTTGGCGGCCTTGCTGCGGCAGGTCGGGTCCCGGCAGCCTTGCGGACCATGGCAGCTGCCACCGAAGGGGTTGGCGGTGTCAGTGGTGCCCTGAATGCAGCAGCAAACGTCGCCCGTGTCACGCAGATCGCAACCCAAGGCGGCGCTATTGGCGGCCTTGCTAACTACGCCGCCTTCACCCCAGAGGAGCAAACACAGGCCGATCAGTGGCTTGGATGGGCCAAGGGATCCAACTGGCTGCCGCTGCAGGAGTACATCTTCAGCAAGCCCGGAGACACGGAAGCAGACGCAAGGTGGAAGAACGCTGTCTTCAACCTGCCGATTGATGCTTCGATGAACCTGGGCCTTCATGCCCTTGGCATTGCTGCGAAGGTCGCCATCAGTCGGCTTCGTGGCAGCGCACTGGAGAAGGCTTTCCAAGGCTTTGAGGCGCAGCGAACAAAGAATCCAAACGTTCCTGCTGGCCAGCAAACGGTTGACGTCACTGCTCAGCCTGTTGCTGAGCCTGTTGCGCCCCCTGCTCCTGCCCCTGCGGCTCCTGCCCCCACCGCTCCAGCTCCAAGCTTTGTCCCCGTCCCCCCTACGCCTCAGCAGCAGGCCCGGATTGACATTGCCCAGCAGGGCTACAACACGGCCAAGGCGAAACTGGATGCCATTGGCCCTGAGCCCCCCAAGCCCAGCACTGAAAAGGTGCGCTTTGGTCCCAATGGCATCGCTGGTGCAGATCCGGCTGCTGTTGCCAAGTGGAAAGCGGAAACACGGGCCTACCAGAGCTGGAGCCGCAAGTACCTGAAACTCAAAAAGGAGGAGGTGTCAGCGTCCAACCTTCTGTTTGACGCCAAGAAGGAAACGCAGATAGTCACTCCTTCCAAGGACTTCTGGCCGTGGAACGACGCAGCTCCCACTCCTGCTGCTCCGACTGCAGCTGACGTCAATCGAGCAGTTGACAATGCGGCCACCAAACTGGCTCACCTGAGTGGGACTGTTCCCACGGAGATGGGACCCGTCACTTCAGAGACACGAGGTTCTTGGCGGCCATCGTTTAATCAGCTCCAAGAGCGGTCTGTCTCCGACCTGTCCACCGATCCCCAGCGCCTGCAGTACAAGGAGGCTGGCCAGCTTGCTGAGGGTGGTGTCACCGGAACGCTGAAGGATGTCAACGTCTACAACCCGCTCCTCGCTAAGCCCATCAGCGTCTGGACGGATCCGGTTGACGGCAAGCTCTATGTCGTCAATGGCCACAACCAACTGGACCTGGCCAAGCGAGCAGGTTCCGAAAGGGTTCTGACGTGGGAGATCCAAGCCTCAACTGCTGAGGAGGCCCGGGCGATCGGTGCCATTGAGAACATGGCCGCCGGTCAAGGGACTGCGCTTGATGCCGCCAAGGTCATCCGTGACATGGGCATCACCGGCGAGGAGCTCAAGACCCGTGGTGTCGACCTGAATGCACCGATCACCAAGGACGCCATGGCGTTGGCGCAGCTGCCTCAGCAGACCTTCAACAAGGTGGTGGCTGGCAAGCTCGACCTCGACAAGGCGATTGCCCTGGGTAGCAAGGAGCCAACTCCTGCCGCACCCGTGGTTCAGGCAGCCCCCACTGGCAACGTCACGGTGATCCCTTTGGAGGAGACGTCACCCACGACGGTCGTCCCTCCAGTGGCAGCACCGGAGATTCAGATCCCACTCGACGCTTCACGTCCCCTTCCCCCGGGCAGCCCAAGGGTCGACACCGTGTCTCAGAGCATCTCGAGGTGGCTGGGCATCGGCCAGGAGGAAGCTCGCAACCTGCTGCTGACAAAGGGTGAAGTGCTGGACGTCACCAGGGTTCCCGGGATCGACCTGGAGAAAGCCCTGGATGACGCTGCCATGGGTCGGACGTCACCAGAAACCCAGGCGATCACCAGGGCTTACCAGCAGTTCTACGGTCCCAGCTCACGGCAGCAACAAGAGGAGATGCTGTCCCTCGTGAACCGAGTTGACGGGGCCATGCCTGATGAGCTCCCCGAAAGCATGAGGGTGGATCCAGAGATCGCTGCCGCCGTCAAGGAGGCGATGATGGACACCGTCCGTCGCATTGCCGGTGACGACATTGCCTTCATTTTTGAAGAAGGCATGGCCAAAAAGCCGGGCACTCGGGCTCATGGCACCCAAGGCCAGGTGCGGCGGACCCTTGGCAACTACCGCGTCAACTCCGTTGGAATCATTGAAGACGGAGATCCAATTCAAGAGATTGTCCAGTTCAATGAAATGGGTTGGTTGCGCTACGAAGGCCAGTCCATGATCGACTGGACGCAGCAAAACCTGGCAACAGCAGCACACGAAGCGTTCCACATTGTCCAGAATCGCTATCTCTCAAGCAAGCAGCTTGATGTGCTGGACAACGTTTTCGCCAGGATCAGACTGTATAGGATGACGGAGAAAAACATACGAAAAGCAGCGGAGCGAAAAGCCATTGGGGCCCAACCGCAGATGCCAATTGAACTGCAGCCACAAGCGTTTGAAGGGTTTGACCAAGCACGCAGAGAAGGTGTTTCACCGGCTCATGTCATTCTTGGCATGAACAAGGAAGACGTTGAGATGTTCAAGGAAGTTGCTGCAGACCGCAACAGCCCAGCCGCCAGAAGGCTTGCTGCCAAGTTCGGGGAACTGATTTTCTCCGCAGTCAAGATCCTTGACAATCTGGCCGACTTTGCTGAGAAACTTTGGAACACTTTCCGTGGTCGTGGGTGGACGTCAATTCGAGACATCTTCTCCCAAGCTGCTGCTGGTGAACTGAAAGTGTCTGGCGCCGCTCGTGGCAATGTTTATGACCTGTACCAGGTAGCAGGTGATTTCAAGAATGCAACCGACGAAGGGAACAAGGAATGGGGACGAAGAGTCCGCGCTCTTCTGAAGCAGGGATCCCCCTACGAGACCCTTCGTTTTGTCGGTGAAAGCGAAGGACTCTTCAGCGAACTTGCTTCGGAGGCTGGCCCTCCTCGCACTCCACCCACTCCACCCATGCCTGATGGCCCGGGCAACGAGAACTGGGCCACCCGGTTTGCCAAGGTCCTGGCTGAGAACGAGGCAGCCCTGAAGAGCGGTGACATCACCATGGAGGAGCTCTACGTCCTCAACCGGATGCAGAAGACGGAGAGCCCATCAGGTAGCCAGGTCTACACCGCCAAGAGCCAGGAGCTGATCCCGGGCTATGCGGCAATGAGTCAGGTGCTTCCCGATCGCCCGACTGCCACCGGTTACCCGATCTTCAACGGGCCAGAGATCGTCGCCAAGAACCAGGCGTGGTTTGACATCCATGGATGGGACGGCAAGGCAATCATGGCTGGTATCAGCTCCCTCCAGCAGGGCTTCAGGGGCCATGAGATGGGCGCCCTGAACCGCGCCATGTCCTATGCCGACATGCTGCAGAAGGAGGCCCAGATCCAGGCTGCTCAGTGGCTGAACAGTGTTGGCAGTGGCACCGTCAACAAGTCAGAGCGACTGACGGCACTGATCATTGCAGCTGACAATGCTCGCCGGATTCACCTGGCCATTGCCAACGTGACTCGTCCTTGGGGTCAAGCTGGTGCAGAGATGCAGCTGCCCCGGGACTACCAAGTTTCGGCCAACGTCATTGAGACACCGGCTGGCGTGGAGCCTCCTCCGTCGATGATCCAGCAGCAGATCAACCAAGAGTTGGCGCAAGGAGATGCCAACCCCAACGCCGTGTTCGAGGAGATCACTGACGTCCTCGACCCGGAACTGACTCATGCCGCCAAGGGTGGTGAAATCACTCCTCAAGCGGAAGCAGCAGCTGATGCCTTGGCTGAGTTCATCAATAGCGGTGGCGTCGATCCCACGATCCGTACTGGCGTGTGGCAAGACCTGGCCAACGTCAGCTCCGCCAAGCCCGGCATCAAGGCTGGTGTTGTTGGCGCAACGGGTGACAACCCTCTGACGATGCTGCGGGTCAACAACCTGATCTCGTCTGGTGAAACATTCAACACCAACTTCATCAACGGCCTATTCAACACTGCGCGTTTTACTGCTGCCCAAGGAATTGGCGCACTTGCTGAAGGCGATCTTGACAGGATGCTTTACAGCGCAACCATGTTCTCCACGGCTTTTGCCAACATTCCCAACGCATTGCGCTTGGCTGGTCACGCAATCAAGGCAGGAAAACCGCTGTTCAATCTGTCGTCTGGTGTCGTTGACAGGTATCAAAAAGCAGCACTCCAGGATGCGTTGAGTGGCGGTCCTGCTTCGGCAGATCCAAACGCAAAGACTGGGTGGACGCTCACAACTATGAATCTTGGTGAGCAGTTTGCCAAGACACCCACCGGCCAGGCCCTGAACTGGCTTTGGGGAACGGTTGGAACCGGTGCATCCCGCATTGCTGTTGGCCTCGACACCTTCAACGCGACGCTGGCCGGTCATGCCTTTGAGCACTTCAATCACTTGCCACGGGGCATGGAACTGGCGGTTGAGAACGGACTGCGGAAGTACACTCCAGAAGCTTTTGCGTATGCCACCAACTACGCCAAGGCCCGGGTGAAGGCTTCACTGCAGGACGCAATCATCAACGGCAAAACCATTGCCGATGCGGTGATGACCAGCAAGGACGCTCAGAAGTTCATGGACGCAGTCAATTTCACTGAGGATCTGCGGGTCAAGATGGAGCCGAGGACTCTTGCCGAGGGAATGCGCCTTGGCGAATCTCGCGGACTCAAGGGCGACGAGCTCACCAAGTACGCGCAAGAGTACGTCAATACCGCAAACTGGGAGCACAAGGTTGCCACCATGGGCCACGATGTACTTGGCCCGGTCGCCAATGTGCCTGGCGAAATCTTGACGGCATTGTCAAATGCCGGTCCACTTGTTGGCCCAGTGTTTAGGTTTATCCAGCCTTTTACAAGGGTTCCAGCAAACATATTCAAGGAGTCACTCCGATCAACTCCTGGTCTCAACTTGTTTGTTGATAGTTTTTACCGTGACATCACGAGTGAAAACCCAGCGATGCGTCAACGAGCCAATGGCGAGTGGTTGCTGGGTGGAGCTGTAATTTCTACTGCCGTCATAGCCACCACTTTGGGCTTGATTCGATTCAACGGAAATGGACCCACAGATCCAATTGCAAAAGAAAAATGGTTGACGGATAGGAAAATGCCAAACTCAATTCAGTTTTGGGATGAGTCCATCAAGGGCTGGGGACCCGCTATTTCCATGAGGGCCTTTGAGCCGTACTCAACCTTGCTTTCTGCGATTGGCGACTACAACGATGTAGCAGCTGGCTTAACAACAGAGCAAAGGACACGGCTTGGATCAGCTCTTGTGTTTGACGTGCTTCGCATGCAAGCGCTTGGCCTTCTGAACAAGACCTATTTCCAAGGAATCAACGAGTTGTATCAAGCGGCGTTTGATCCAAGCAAAGTCATGACTGGTCCTTCCAGTCGGAACTCAATGACCAGACTGTTGGAGCGGTTGGTCGCATCCATGCAGCCATGGAGCTCTGCAATGCGAAGTGCCAGAAGGCAGGTTGATCCCATTGCCCGCAGTGTCGATCCAGCCGAGACAGGCAATTTCGTCATGGACTTCTTCAAGGAGACCATGGACGAGATCAGAAATCAAACCCCTGGCCCGTCCTTTGCTCTCGCTGGTCGCCGGGACTGGTCGTTACCGGGTGCTCCGTACGTGACGGTGCCTCAGATCCTTGGCAGTGAGGTCGTCAGGGACAACCCGTTCCTGGTTGGGTCAATGCAGTTCACCCCGTTCTCAATCATGCGGGTGTCGGATGGCCCCACTGATCCAGTGCAACGGGAGATGTCCACGCTTTACGGCAAGGGCACGGCCTTCAGTGGGCCCAGGGCCGCCGACTTTGGCCCCGAACTGCGCCTGACACCCACTGAGCTGTCCGAGTACCAGCTGGCCTTTGGGACGGTTAGGGACGCCGAGGGCTTCACCTGGTACGAGCGCATGTCCGAGATGATCAACTCACCCAGCTACATGGCACTGCCCGTTGAGGCCCCCTCGAGCACCACGGTCAGCGAACGGGCGGCTCGTATCCAGATTCAAATCGACAAGTTCAAGAAGCTCGCCAAGGAGGAGTACAAGCTGACAACCGAGAAGGGCCGACAGATCACCGCTGAACAGCTGCGAGCAGAGCAGCGGAAGCAGGAAGTCCTGTTTGGGCGGCAGTATGGTACCTCTAACGCTCCGCAACCCGGCGGCGCTGAGCGCTTTGTTCGGGAGATGAACCCCTGATGGCCTACAGCTACGTCGTTTACACCGGGAACGGCTCAACCACGCAGTTCAGCGTGTCGATGCCGTACATCCGCAAAGAGCACGTCCACGTCTATGTGAACTACGTCGAGCAATCGTTCACCTGGGCGACGTCAACCAGTGCTCAGCTGGCATCAGCACCTGTCGCTGGTGCCCGGGTGGAGGTGCGCCGGATCACTCCGGCAGTCCTTCCCTTGGTGGACTTCACGGATGGATCCACCATCGTTGCTGCCGATCTGGACACCAGCAATCTCCAGCACCTGTACATCGAGCAGGAGCTGGACGACGGCAATAAGCAGGCCATCTACGTCGATCCGACCACGGGTCAGCTGACTGCTGGCAGCCAAAAGATCACCAACGTCGTCAATCCGACGAGTGCTCAGGACGTTGCCACCAAGAACTACGTCGACAACGTCGTCACCACCGGCGTTCCTGATGGGGACAAAGGGGACATCGTTGTCTTGGTCGCTGGAACCCAGTGGACGATCGACACGAATGCAGTAACAAACACGAAGATCGCCAACTCTGCTGTGACAGCAGGGAAGATTGACACCAGTGCATTCACGGACAGCACGTCTTCGACCAGTACCAGCACGATTGCAACACCGAACAGCGTCAAGAGCGCCTATGACCTGGCCAATGCAGCGCTGCCAAAGAGCGGTGGCACTGTCGCTGGCAACCTGACCGTCACCGGCAACGTGATCTTGTCGGGCACGGGGTACATCGACCTGCCGGTTGGCACCACGGCCCAACGGCCGGGATCGCCCAGCATCGGCATGGTGCGATTCAACACCGACATTGCCCAGTTTGAGGGCTATGGGTCTGCGTGGGGTGTGCTGGGCGGTGGGGCAGTGGGCGGCAGTGCTGACCGGGTGTTCCTTGAGAACGACCAGACCATCACCACCAACTACACGATCACCAGCAACAGGAATGCAGTGACAGCAGGGCCGGTTACGATCAATGCAGGTGTGGTCGTCACCATTCCATCCGGCTCAACCTGGAGCATCGTCTGATCATGCCAATCACCATCAATGGATCAGGGACACTCACCGGCATCAGCACAGGCGGCCTGCCTGATGGATGCATTTCTACCGATGACCTGGCGAACAATGCCGTCACCACCGCCAAGCTGGGCAGCGGTGAGGCTAGCGGCCTGTGCAAAGCCTGGGTGAACTTCAACGGCACCGGCACCGTTGCAATTCGCGCCAGCTACAACGTCAGCTCGATCACTGACAGTGGAGTTGGTCAATACACAGTAAACCTTACGACGGCAATGCCAGATACTAACTACGTGCCCTTGGTTGGATCAACTTTAAGCTCTACTTTTGTAAACATGGGTACTATTGCCGGAATTACTTCTTCCAGCCAAGTAAGCGTTCAACACGCTGAAAATAACGCATACGTTGACGTCGCTTATCTTTGGGTCGCCTTCTTCCGCTGACCCATGAACACCATGAACCAACGCATCATCTACCCAACCCCTGACGGCGGCGTCGCCATCGTCATCCCTACCGGTGAGCTGCCCATCGAGGAGGTCGCCAAGAAGGATGTGCCCGAAGGTGTGCCCTACACCATCGTGGACGCCAGCGAGATCCCCGAGGATCGCACCTTCCGCGCTGCCTGGTCCGCTGACTTCCCCGGCGTCGCTGAGTACCTCGCCTCACTGGCTGAGCCCACGCCTGAGCCTACGCCTGAGCCCGAAGCTGGGCCTACGCTTGAAAGCGAAAGCCAAGCCGAATCCGCTGTGTGTGAGGTGAGCCAATGACCATCTCGATCAACCTCGACAAGGCCAAGGACATCGCGCACAACCTGCGCCGTCAGCAGCGTGCAGCAGAGTTCGCACCACTCGACAAGGCCATCGCAGCACGGATCCCTGGCATGGAGCCGGATGTGATTGAGGAGAAGCGCGAGGCAGTGCGCGAGAAGTACGCAGAGATCCAAGAGGCCATCGAGGCCGCCAAGACTCCTGAGGAAATCAAAGCCGCTATCGAGGAGGTGATCTCATGAGCTTGCGTCTTAACGGCTCCACCAGCGGCTACACCGAGCTCGATGCTGGTGCGGTCGCAGGCAACAACACCATCAAGATGCCAACCGCTAACGGCAGCGCCTACCA